TGCGTTACACCGACAATAGGTTGCCAACTAATAACAATCTTTGATACAGCTTGGTTGTTGATAGGAAATATCTGTTCAGTAGCAGCAAGACCACCAGGAGGATCTTTTAATTCAGTAAGGTTTGATGTATTACGAGTAGGTAATGCTGTTCCATCTTCAATAAAGGCATACTTACCTTCAACATAAGATAAAGCTGTGATTGAATAATTTATTCCATCTTGTTCTTCTACTGTTATTACTCTAAATAACTGAGCATCTACAGAAGTATTAGATAATATCCATGCAGTATTTACATTTGGTGTCTGTGAAAACGCTTCAGAAACAGTAATTGTTCCACCTGAGATAGATGAGACAGATTTACTTTCAAAACTTCCATCGGGTAATATCAAGCCCAAAGTAGGACTTCCATCTGTAGGAAGATCAGTTGCATTAGTATCATCAACAGTAACAACAGTTGTAGAAGTAACTGCCTTCAATCTTCCACCTCTTCTTACACCTGCTCGTACTGGATCATTTACTTCGATAATTGCACCAGGTCTAACAACAGCACCAGAATCTACAGATGTAGTAAATGCGACCACTTCAGACTCATTATTTTCAGCGAAGATAAGTGCTCTTCCCAATCTCCGAGCTTGATTACGGGAAGTACACGCAAATGCTTTTACTTGTTTTACAACAGTTCCTATTTTAGATTTTAAGGTGGTATCTTCAACAACTTCAAAGTCAACCTCTTGACTATCCATGTTGAAATAAGAAACAGATACAACACTATGCCTAGTTTTTAAACTGCTTCCAGAATATGAAAAACCTTCTGAAGTTACATTTGATAGGTTAAATAAATAACTAGGATCTGTAGGCTTATCTTGCGTAATGGTTATTGTTCCAGCAGACCATATCGGCATACATCTCATTACACCTGCCAAATCATTTATCAATTCAAATGCTTCTTTAGGACTTTGAATATTTACATTGCAACTAAATCTTGCTTCCTGTCCTCCAGCACCATCATCTACAAGAGTATTAGCAAATTTACTAGCGTTTACAAAACTAAAAAGATCAAGAGAACTATCTGTTATATGATCTCCAAATCCATATCTACTATTTGTAAGTAAATCAAGCAGTACCATTGCAGGGCATGAAGTCCATGTAGCTGCTCCCATAACTCCGTTAAAAATATACCCATCTGGGTACACTATCCTGCCTGTTGTGCTGTCCACGCTTGGAGTACCAGAACTAGATGCACCTGCTCCTGGAATCCTTACTTTTATTCCTCTAATCCTAAATTTACGAGCAGGAATAGAACTAAATTGCATCGAATCTAGTCTTATCGAACTATATGCACTATTTAGATAAGTTGAAGCATCATCAATAATTTCTCCAATACTTGACCATTGAAAACTATCTCTTAAATTAGTATCTGTACTATCTGCTGTGACTCTGCTGACTCTAATATCAACAGGAAAAGAACCAGTAATTTCTACACGATAATCTTTTTGGTACGCATCTCCACTTCTACCTTTAATAGTGTCAGTAATGACATCAGTAAAACCACCAGAATTATATTGAACAGATATTTTTAATTGAACAGAAGAACCCAACAAATCTCCATTATCAGTAGCTTTCTGTAGTTGAGGAAAAGTAATAGATACTCTTACAGCATCAACATTAGTATTTGTTATCTGACGAGTAACAGGAGTGCTTGCAGTAACTTCTACACCAACACCTGTTGTCGATACGCTACTCTCAATTCCAGGTATTTTAGTCTGACTACCAGTGCCAAAACGAGGAGTAAATTTTACATCTTGAAAATTAAAATCTGTGGTCTGTGGATCTGTAGAATCTGCTGAAGCTCTTAATACTGGAGTGTCATTAAGAAAAACATCCTTTAATGCAGCATTATTGTATGCAGTTGTACCTTTTGTTCTACCTTCTTTTGATGCTGTTGCAAAACCCTCTATCTCTCCTTCTGAAACAAGGTCAAGAAAAGTTGCAAACTGTCTACTATGAAGAGTATCAGGTTCTCTAGTCGGTTGCGGAGGGGGTGGAGGTGGATCATTACCTTTCGCACCTCGAATAAGATGTTTCTTTTCAATCATGCTTGTACCTGTTCAGTATCAATACCACCACTTATTACAACACTACCAGTAAATATCTCTCCGTAAACTAGAGGAACAGGAGTTCCTGCTCTTCCTGTCTGCTGCGTTCCACCAAAACTAAATGATAATCTAGGAT